AAATATAATGCCACCAAAAAAAATCAAGTCAAATACTCAAGAAAATAATATTAATCAAGAAAATAATATTAATCAAGAAAATAATATAAATGATGATATATGGTGTAATGATACATATGACTTAAAGTGTGTAGCTCATTATCGAACCACCGATTACTAAAGGAAAAGTTGTTAAAGTATATGATGGAGATACTTTTACTATTGTTACTAAATTATATCCAACTGAACCCATTTATCAATTTCAAGTTAGAATAAATGGTATTGATACCGCTGAAATAAAAGGTACATCTGATAATATTAAAAAAATGGCTTTATTAGCTAAAGAAAAATTAAGTGATTTAATATTAAATAAAGTAGTAAGATTAGAAAATATATCATATGATAAATATAGTCTGTAAAAGTATATAAAACTGTATAATATATACCTTTATTTTATTTTAGTAATTAGTATTCTTTATAAAAAAAGAATAAATAAATGTATTTCATATTTCTTCTAATTACTGGGTAAAACTATCAACCCGTTCGCAATTCTGGTTTAACAAATAAATTTATTAAACTTCGTATGCGGTTATCTTTTTTGGATTATATAAATTTATCCCTTTTATTTCTTCTAAATCGGAATCATTATATGTTTTTTCATATCGACGCATTATATTTATTGCACCATTTAAATCTGCATTTATTAATTTTTTTTTACTGGAACTATATAACCCTCTTCTTATACGTTTTCCTAAATAATTTTCATGCCAACATATTTCTTCTTTTGCTAAACTATCGGTTAATGATGTAAATGACTCATTAATTACTATTAAATTATTACCAAATTTATTTTTTAATTTATTTATTAACTTTTTAAAAGGTATTTGGTAAAATTTACGATTAGTCGTTTTTCCTAAATTAATATATGTTTTCCATGATTCATTATAACCAATAATTATTTTATCTTTTTTATTATATAATTCAAATATCTTTTTAGTTATTTGGTTAAAACAATCATTTATTTTATTTTCTCTTTTAATAAATATATTTCTTAATCTGCTACTTATATAATTTCCACAATTATTCATTTTACTTTGCAAATAAGAAATTTTATTATTAAAATATTCATTCATTTGTATTAATTTACATCCTTTTATTAAAAGTTGCTCACCTAATGGATCATATATTGTCATTAAATTACCCATCCCTAAATCAATCGAAATATTTTCATCTTTATTATATTCCCTTTCAATTAATTTAGTTTCATATGTAAAATTTAATTTAAATTTATAACCTTCATATAATGGAATAATTTTAATTAAATTTATTTTTTTATTAATTAATTGTTTTGGTAAATTAATATATGTAAAACTACCTTTAAAATTATTATTTTCTGAACCATATAAGGTATATGTTTTTAATTGTTTAATTGTATTATAATTTGTTTTACAAATGTTATTATAATTTTTATCTACAAAATCTCCTAAACATATTCGAACCTTATTATCAATGATAGTAAAACTTTTTGCATATAATGGTAAAATATATTTTTCATTTTCTAATTTATATTTTGGTTTATTAGCATATATACCCATAAATTTAAGTTTTACATATGATTTATATGAATCATATACACAATTCATTATATTAATCACTGTATCTTTATATATTTTACAATCTGTTAAATTGGAATATGCAAATTTATGAATAATTGATTGCTCACTAGTTAAATTTTTATATAATCCACTTAATAATTTATAATATATGGGTGTTAATAATGTATTATGTGAATATAGTAATTTTTTATTTTTTACATGGTTTATAAAAGAAGGAATATTTAATTGTTCCTTAAATTTTTTATTATATAATAAACAATTACGAACATGATAAAAATTACTAATATAAAATGTTGTTAAAATATTTTCAATAATACCATAAAATAAAAATTGTGCATTAGTTGAATTAAATAAAATATCTTTATTAAAAATACATTTATTAATTACATTTAAATACGAATCATTATATGTTTTATCCGTAATTATTAAATTCATATCTTTTATTATTTTATAAATGATATTATTATTAATTTTAAATTGTGTATAATTTTCAATATAATTTTTAGAATATTTATTTAATTGTTGTTGTATATAATCATTAATATTATCATTATTAATTTTATTTTTGAGATGCATCATAAAAATATCATCATATAATTGATGTTTATAAAAATTATAAATATTTAAATAAAACATATAATGATTAAATATTTTTTTTGATTCATTAGTAAGAAATTTAAATATTTTTATTTGTTCTTTACTAAATGGATAATACAAAGATAATGATTTTAATGATATATCAATATCTTTTTTTTTCTTCTTCATTATTAATAATATATTATTAATTAAATCTTTATATTGTTTTTTATACTTTTTTTATTTTTAATTAAATTTGTTTTAAAATTATTTTTTCTATTTGAATACATTTTGGTTGAAAAATAATGAATTAGATTAAGTAATTCTTCCAATAATTCATCATTATCTGAATTTGAAATATCATTAATAACAATTATTTTAGTTCCAAATTTAAGAAATATATTTTCTAATGTTTTAAATGAATCTGGATAATCTATCTTTATTATAAATATAGATTGAATTTACTTTATATGAAAGAACATCGTTTAATAATAAAGTAAATTCTTTTCTATCAAAATTAATACCACTTGAAATTTCAGAAAATATTTTATCAATTTTAATATTATTATTATTACAATAATTATTAATAAAATCAATTTGATTATCTAAATCATTTTTTTGTTTATAAGTAGAAACTCGTGCATAAATATAATTATAACGAATATCTTTTTTAGAAAATTTAAAAACGGAATCATTATCATAATCATAATAACCATTATCTAATTTAGTAACTTTAATAGTACCATTTTTAACATATTTAGTAAGCGTAACTCTAGAAATATTTAAAAAATTAAGAACTTCTTTAGATTTCATTTAATTGATAATATACAGTTATTTTTAAATAGTTTTATATACTTTTTCGGTATGGTGGAAAAAGACATGATGCACCTACACAAGCTTTTGGAAAAAGCAAGCTATCCCATAATGTATGTTATAAAAAAATTGAAAATAGTAATTAATTGAATATCTAATAATTATATATATAATTCACTTTGGACTATTTAGTTCACATCACACAAACGATTTCCTTACGGGAAGAATGTCGCGCGCTCACCAAACTACAAAGCAGCCAGTTGAGGAGGTTTTGACACCTACCATTTCAAAGCCATCCACCATGCGAGATTGTGAGATTGTGAAGAAGCGCATTGAATCAGAAAATCAGCAGGTGACTAGTAATGTTCAAAAGGATAATGATGAGCTGGCAAACATTGCCCAACAAATTGCTGAACTACAAAAGCAGATTGAGGAATTCCGATATAGGGAAACTCAGATTCGTCGCAATGTAGCGGGCGGGAGAAAGACTCTCGCCCAAAACAATGTCAATTTAAAGGCATTAGGCGAATGGACTGTCTCATTTATGCAAGACATGAAGAGACAACAATATATTGATCGTTGTACAGATTACATCAAGAAGTATCTGGAAACAAACAACAATACTTTGCCAGAAGATGCTGCAGAATTTCTAAATCTTGATAGTACATCACTTGATGTTTTAACTTCGGATGAGATAATTGAATTAGCTCATTACATTCATGCGTGTACTATCATCCAAAATAAGAATAAGACTTTGTTCAATGAAGAACAAGATGACGATGATGATGACGATGAAGAACAAGATGACGATGATGATGACGATGAAGAACAAGATGACGATGAAGATGAAGGTTATGTTGATGAATCAACAAGTGAACGTGGAGTTTATCGTAATATCAGGACTTATAGACAATTATTTAATTATTCTGATGTATATTCAGAACGATTCTCATTTGATCCTGTTAGATATTGTGGTGAGTTATATGATTGTCGTAACTATAGAGATGAATATAGTAATTGCTGTCATAAGCGTTATGCATGGATTTTATTAGATTTTTATGATATTACATTGGATACTACTCAAATTTTGGATTATGGTCGTGTTAATTGATTAATATTTTTTATTTTTCTTTATTCTATTGGATAAATAATAGTTTTACTATATAAATCTTAAAAATAAATATAAATATATTTATATATATATATATATATATATATATGGATTATTTAAAAATAATTTCAGAAAGTAAAAATTATGCAAAAAAAATAATAGATACTATTAATGAATATTATACAAAAATTCCAAAACAAATAAATGAAATAATGCATCCAATATATTATTTATTTGATAATCATGAATTTAAAGATGATATATATTCATCTCACAAATATTTAGAATATATTATTTCAACTTATGGATTAAATAAATTATTTCATATTAATGATAAAATGTTATATCCAGTAGATATACCTTATCATCAAACTTTATTTTATTATTTTAAAATAAATAATAAAAAATATATATATTATTCAAATTCAACACAAAATACAAATCATATAATTAATAATAATAGTATTGTACCAAAAATATATTTATTATCATCATTAAATAAAAATAATTATGATGATGATTATGATTACGATGATTACGATGATTACGATTATGATGATAATGATGACATAGATGATAATAAAATGTTAATATCTGAAATATGTAAGTTTATCAAAAAAATTAATAAAATAACAGATAACGAAAAAATTGATAAAACTAAAAAAATACAAAAATTTAAGTTATTAAAATTTAATAAATTGGATATACAAAAAATTATAGAAAAAATTCATTATATTAAACATAATGTACAAAATGGGGCATATTATAGTATCCAAACATTAGTATATGCTCTTCTTGACTATATATGTATTTTAGATAATATTAATATAAAAGAATGTAGTATGAATGATGTTCTATATGGTAAAGATAATGATGCATACGATTTCTTAGTTAAAGAACATTTGAATAAAATTAAAGAAGATATGATTGAAATAAACCAACATAATGAATATTTTGATTTTAAAGGAAAAATATATAATGATGAAAATAATGATGAAAATAATGATGAAAATAATGATGAAAATAATGATGAAAAAAATGATGAAAAAAATGATGATATACAACAAAACAATAAATGTATATTATTTGAATTATATAATATGGCATATAATGCTACCAGAAATAATAAAATAATTGAGTATAGTCAATCTAATAATCGATCAAATGAATTTACAAATTTTATTAATGAAATAAATCAAGAATTAATAGAAATAAGTAAACATTCTGAATCTTTACAATATAAAATAAAAAATTTCACATTAAATTATAATAGTGTATACGGTATAGGAAATTATATACAAAAAACTGGTTCATGTACATTATATTCATATTATAATTTAGGAATTAATATGCTTTTATTACATTCATATAATAACATAAAATCAGACAATAAAATAGAATATGTAATTGATAAAATATTAAAATTTCATTTTATTATGATATATTTATTATGTTATTCTAAATCTATAAAACAATTAGAAGATACACCTATATATTGTGAAACAGAATTTATGAATAATATAATCATAAAAAAAATTATAAAAGAAAATATGAGAAATGAATTACAAGAGTTTTATCATGATGATTCAATTATATTAAATGATAATGCATATATTGATAATTTGTTAAAATTTAAATTAAATGGAAAATTAACAAAAGTAAATAAAATAGAAAAACTTTTTTGTGAAAACATGCTATTTAATAAATTATATGAATATTATGCAGAAACAATTATTAAAATTAGAAATTTAGAAATAACAAGAATTGAAGAAATTAATAAAGATTTAATTAATGATTTATTTGATAAAATATATAATAAAATAGAATTATTTATTGATAAAAATAAAATAATA